GCTGGGCGCTTCCAGATCGCCGGCCGATCCACGACTGGGCGCGTGACTTCGTGCAGCTGGGCGGAGGTTACGCACGCCAGGGCGCATTCGACATCCGCACCTGCCGGCATCTGCTCGAGCCGTTCGAAGCCGTCGCCGACGAGCGCGTGCGCGAGGTTACATGCCGCGCCGCGATCCAGACGCTTAAGACGCTCTTCGTCGAGATCTGCAGCCTCTGGGCGATCGCTAACGAGCCTGGGCCGATCATGTGGACCCAGCAGGACGACGAGAGCGCCGCGGAACATGTCAAGGGACGCTACCGCAACTTACTGCGCAACTGCGAGCCGGTCGCTAGGCTGCTGCCGAAAAACAAGCACGACGCCGCCACCTGCGAAATCTACTTTGGCGATTTCTACCTGATAATTAACGGGGCGAACCTGAATAATCTGCAGAGCAAGTCGATCCGCTGGAAGCTCAACAGCGAGTGCTGGCTCTGGAAGCAAGGACTGCTGACGCATGCACGCCGGCGCGTCTCCGCCTACGCTCGCGACGGCATCAGCAAGATCCTAAACGAGAGCCAGGGATCGCACGCCGATGACGACTTCGACCGGCTCTGGCACGAGGGCACGGCGCAGATCTGGTCGGTGCAGTGTTTCGGCTGCCAGCGCTTCGTGCCGCTGGAATTCTTCGGACGGGCTGCTGACGATCCGGCCAAGCGCGTCTGCGTCGTCTGGGACGAAGGCGCCCGCAAGGAAAACGGCATGTGGGACGAGCAACTGGTGCGCAACTCGACGCGCTGGATCTGTCCGCACTGCGCGCACGAGCACGCGAACAGCGCAGCCACCCGGGCACGCTGGAACAGCACCGGCCGCTATTCGGCGTCGCGGGCAGATCGCGACGGCAAGCACCGATCGTTTAACTGGAACGCGATCCTCGCCGAGGACATGGGCCAGCTTGCGGTCGAGTTTCTCCAGGCCGGTGAGTTCAAGAAGCGCGGTCAGATCAACCCGCTGCGCGATTTCTACATGCAACGCCTGGCGCTGCCTTGGCGCAACGAAGAGGCGCAGCTGAACCGCACGACCATCGAGCTCCGCGGAACCTACACGCTCGCGGACATGCACGCCCGGGGCCGCGAGAAGCTCGAGAACGAGGCCCGCCGCATGATGACAATAGACCGGCAGCGCGATCATTTTTGGGCGGTGGTTCGCGCTTGGAAGAGCGATGGAGGCTCGCAGCTACTTTGGCGCGGCAAACTCAGCACCACCGAGCAGGCCGAGGGGATCCGGCAGCACTTTGGGGTCGAGTCTCAGCTATGCTTTCAAGACGCGCAGTTCAGCACGGCACATGTGTACGAGGACTGCATCCGCTTCGGCTGGACCGCGCTCCACGGAAGCGGCGACGACTCATTCGTGCACATCCGGCCAAACGGCCAGAAAGTGCAGAAATTCCACTCGAGCATTAAGCAGACGCAGGTGCCCGGGGGGTATGCGCGCTATATGTTCTGGGCATCAGACCCGGTTAAGGACGTGCTGGCCGCTCTGGTCGCCGGCAACTCGCATGCCTGGGAATGCGGCGCTGATCATGGCGAAGAGTATGCACGCCATCTCCGCGGCGAGGTAAAGCGTGAGCGCATCAGCAAGAGCACAGGGCGCAGCGAGTGGCGCTGGACGAAGACCGGGCCCAATCACATGTGGGATTGTGAGGCTATGCAGGTCGCCGTGGCGCTCGCGCTGCAGCTCTTACCATCTCCCGATAAAGTGGACGCCGGCGCAGCGTCCGATACATGAGACCCTGAGCGCAATAGCACCCCATAAATCAGACGTTATGAAAGTTCTATTCTCTAACCCTCCCTGGTGGGATGTGGATCTGAAGACGCAGCAGCTGCTGATCGGCGTGCGCGCCGGCTCTCGCTGGCCGTTCACCCGCTACTCGGTCCACGCGCCGGGCGAATTCCGACACGGAGGCTATCTGCCGTTTCCGTTCTTCCTAGCTTCGGCCGCCGCCCGCACCCGGGCGACACTGCCAGATGCGACAGTAGAGATCCGGGACTCGATCGCCCGGGGCGAATCCTACCAGCAGTTTTTTGACGCAGTCCTTGCCGATCCGCCTGACTGGGTGGTGCTCGAGACGGCGACCGCAGCCTGGGTGCATGACGAGAAAGTGATCGACTGGTTCGCCGCGAAGACAAAGGCGCAGATCATTTTATGCGGTCCGCTGGACATTACCAAGGCCGACGAGATCCTGGGGCGGCACCGTAACATCGCCGCGATCGTCCAGGGCGAATACGACAAGCAAGTGCTGCGCGTGATCCGCGGCCAGCGCGGCGTGATCGCGCACGATCTGCTGACCGTGCAAGAAATGGACTGCCTGCCGTACCCGCTGCACGACGAGGTCGCCGTCGGTAATTACTGGGACGCATGCCCGAAAGGCCAGGAGGCGCCGCAGCTGCAGCTGATCACGAGCCGCGGCTGTCCTTACAAGTGCATTTTCTGCGTCTGGCCGGCGGTAATGACCGGCAACGATCCAGATGGCACCAGGGCGCGCACGGTGCGCTGCCATTCGCCCGAGTGGGTTCGCGGAGCCATCAAAACGCAGATCGACGATGCCTGGACGAAAGGCGTGCGCTACAAGAGCATTTATCTGGACGACGACACGTTTAACCTGACCGAGAAGCACACGCGGCTGATCTCCCGGGTGATGGAAGAGTTCCGCCTGCCTTGGTTCGCAATGTGCCGAGCCGACACGATCAAGGAAGAGACCTGGAAGCTCATGATCGAATGCGGCTGCCGCGGAGTTAAGCTCGGCTTCGAGAGCGGATCCCAGACCGTGATTGATAAGATCATTAATAAGCGGCTGAATCTAGCGAAGGCGGCAGACACGGCGCGCATGCTGAAAAAGCTAGGGATGACCGTTCACGGCACATTTACCGTCGGGCTCCCGGGCGAAACAAAGGAGCAGCAGCAGGAAACGATCGCCTACATAAAAGACCTTTACGACACCGGCGGATTAGACACGCATCAACTGAGCGGCACCGCTGAGATTGAAGGGACACCGCTGCACACCCTTAAGGTAACTGGCTCACTTGAAAAATACGCCGCGGCTAAAATCGACGAAGCCTATGTGGCTAACCCAGACGGTGCGGCAAAGCTGCGCCAGATGAAATTATAATTTATGGGATCCGTCATCATCATCGCCGGCCACATGCGCACATGGAAAACGTGCGCGCACACGTTCAAATGGCATGTCGCCAGGCATCTGCCCCAACCTCTGCACTTCTACATTTCGACGGTGCAGGACGAAGATTCCGACGACTGGAAAATTACGCAGCAGCTGTTCCGGCCGAAAACCCTGATCAGCAAGGTCGAGCCAAATCAGCCAGAAATCCCGGAGCCGGCCGAGTTCGTGCGCTTCGAGCCATATGCGCGCAGCGTGCCGGTGCAGGCCGTCTTGCGGCAACTCTGGCAGCTAGAGCAAGGGTGGAAGCTCTACAGCGATCATCCGGTGGGCGATGCGGATCTGTTCGTGCGCGTGCGACCGGATCTGTTCTTCCACTCATTCGACCAGACCTACACGCCGATAATTAACGAAGCGCTGACACCCTGGTGGGGCCGGTTCGGTGGCATCAATGACCGCTTCGCCATTATGGGCGGACTGGCCGCGGCCGAGTACTTTCAGACCTTTAGCAAGCTCGAGCAACTGCGCGAGGACGGCTGCCCGATTCACCCAGAAAGCCTGATCAAAGGCTCTCTCCGTCAAGCATACTGCATCGTGCGCGATAATATGCGGGTCGAGTTCTCCACGCTGCGCAAGACCGGCGAGATGAGGCCGCCCGAGATCTCGGCAATAGACATAGCGCACGCCGGGCTACGTTGACGCGCCGAGCGTTTTCAGATGAAAATCCTCGTTTCCATTCTGCTGCGTCAAGCGAGGCGGAACAACGCGGCCAACCCGCGGAAATGGCTCGAAGACCTGCAGGCTTCCAAGTGGACCGACATGAGCGCGCAGAACGGCCAGATCGTCGGCACGGCGCTAAACGGTAAGTCCATCACGGTTCAAGCTCTCCCGGGAACGACGATCTCCGATCTGATTATGGCAAGCGAGCTCGCTATCCAGACGATTGACGCCGGATTTACTGCACCCGTCTCGCAGACTGCTGGTTTTCTTCGCTGACTATGCCGACGCCATTCCCGCAACGATTCCGCGCAGCGCTGGGCGCTCTATTCGACGCCACTAACCGCAAGGAGATCGTGCGGCGACCGCTCGAGGTCCGCACCATCGGCAGCATCTCGAGCGAGGTAAATTCCACGGACCGGGCGCAGCTCTTGAGCGATTCGCGCAAACTGTACGCCAACCTAGGTCCGGCTAAGGGCGCGATCGACGCCAAGGCCATGTACGCCGTCGGCCGCTCCTGGCTGCCAAAATACGAGGGCGCCGATCAGGTGTGGGGCGAGATTGCTCGCGAATGGCTGCTTAATGAATGGTACCCGATCGCGGACATCAGCGGCCGCGATTTCCAGACGAGCCTTTTCCTTGCGTCCGTCGCCGTGGACCGCGACGGCGATGTGGGCGCCATCCTGACTGAGTACGAGACCGCGTTTCCAGCGATCCAGCTGATCCCGAGCGAAGGGATCCACAACCCTAGCAGCGACAAGCTCGACCGCGACGGCTTCCTGACATCAGGACCGTATCAGGGTCTCCGCTGCATCGACGGGGTCGTTATCAACCCGCAGGGCCGGCCGGTCGCCTTTTACGTCGAGGAGGAGTCCCAGATGCCCGGCAGCGAGGAGGAGATGCCCGAGGCGCGCGAGTACGTTACCGCCCGCGATATGATGCTGCTAGCCGAGCCGGCCTGGATTAACCAATTCCGCGGTTTGCCAGGCTTCGCGCACGCGATTCTGGATCTAAAGGATCTGCGCACGGTGCAGGGGTACGAAAAGATGGCATCAGCGCTCGCCTCGAGCATCGGGCTGATCGAGTACAACGAAAGCGGGCTCGCTGATACGAGCGATCCAGCCGTGGCGCTTTCCGGTGCGCCTATGGTCGGCCAGGATGTCGCCGCTAAGGAGTTTTTCGGCGGCATGGTGCGGCACTTCAAGGCCGGCAGCGGATCCAAGCTCGAGGCGTTCAAGAATGACCGCCCGGGCGATGCGTGGCAGAAATTCATGGACCGGCTGCTGCGTAACGCGATGGCCGGCATCAACTGGCCGTTTGAGCTAGCCTGGGACATCAGCGCGCTCGGCGGAGCCAACACCCGCTTCGTGATCTCGACCGCCATGCGCAGCGTCGAGGATCGCCAGGATCTGCTTAAGCCGTTCGCTCGACGCGCCGTCGGCTACGCCATCGCCAAGGCGATTAAGAATGGCCGACTGCCGGCGAACCCTGACTGGTGGAAATGGTCTTTCACGATGCCACCGCGGCTGACCGTGGACTTTGGCCGCGACGCCGCCGCCCAGCGCGAGGATTATCTCTCGGGTATCATCAATCTAAGCGACATCTGCGCCGAGCGTGGCATCGACCTGAAGAGCCACATCGCCGGGCGCGCCGCTGAAAACCAAGCGCTCGAGGACGCCGGCCTGCCGGTGCCCGGGCTGCGCGGCGATCTATCGCCCACCGCTAACGAACCAATCCCGGTGCCGGTTCAGATCCCAAGCGACGCTGCCGCACTTTCCCAGGCCGCGCTGCAGGTGAACACCGAGCCGACCGAGGCGATGCGCGAAGAGGCCGCCCGAGGCTTACGCTGGCGCGAGGAGTTCAACCGCGGAGGCACTGCCGTCGGGGTGGCTCGTGCACGCGACATTTCAAACGGCCGGGCGCTATCTACGGAAACGATCTTCCGCATGAAATCGTTTTTCCGCCGGCATGAGGTGGACAAGCAGGGCGAAGGATTCAACCCGGGCGAACCAGGCTACCCGTCCGCCGGCCGAATAGCGTGGGCGCTCTGGGGTGGCGACGCCGGCTATGCCTGGGCTGAGCGCAAGGTGCTCGAGATCGAGCGCGAAAGTTGACGAAATCTGAACCAATTATGAGCCATCGCGTCTGCCTCCAGGAGTTCTCCGCTGATGCCAGCGGCTTCGCCAACGTCTCGCTGATCACCGGCGGGATTGAGGCCGCCGGCCACGGTCTCTACATCGACGACAAGAGCATTGACGACGCGATGCGCCTGCTGCTCGGCAAGAGCCTCCGCGCCTATCTCAAGCACGACGGCGCCGGATCCGATCGGCTCGGCCAGGAGATCGGCTTTTTCTCTGGCATGTATCGCGAGGGAAACAAAATAAAGGCAAAGTCCTTCGAGTTCCTAGAGTCTTTCAAGCGCGAGGCCGGCGCAACGTATGATAAGCTGGTCGAGCTCGCGCAGAAAGTGCCCGATCAATTTGGGGTCTCGCTGGTGCTCGAGTATCGCCCAGTATGGGTTCTGGCCGATGGCAGTGAGATCCCAGCCTCTCTCGGCGACTCAGCGCCCAGCGGCGCGCTCCGCTCCTCGCCCAGCATGCGCATCGCGAATGTAATGTCGGCCGATCTGGTGCAGAGACCCGCTGCAAATCCGAACGGGCTTCTCTCTGCCGTTGACGCGCCCGCGACTTTACAGACTCCCTCTATGACCACCGAAACCAAGCCCGAGACCGTTCCGGCGCCTGACGCCGCCGCTCTCGCTGCCAAGGATTCCGAGATCGCCACTTTCAAGGCCGAGGCCGAGAAGCAAGTTGCCGAGCTCTCTAAATTGACCGAGACCCACAAGGCCGCGCTGGCCGAAAAGGACACCCTGATCGCCAGCCTGACCGCCGACAAGGCTAAGGCCGAGGCCGCCGTTGCCGAGCTCTCGAAAGAGCGCGACGAGCTCAAGGTCAAGGTCGAGGATCTCGCCGCCTTTGATGCTCGGCAGCTTGGCGTTGCGCCGGTCAAGGTCGCGCACGCGCAGCTGGCCCGCAAGAGCGCCGCTTTCAAGACGCCCGAGGAAATGCTCGCCGCTTACGAGGCGATGCCCGAGGGATCCGAAAAGCGCGCTTTCCGCAAATTGAACCGCGATGCTCTTTTCGCCGCTTTTTCCGTTCGTAAATAACAAAATCAACCTACCACTCTCATGGCTAATTCCCTGAGCTCCTCCCTCGTCCTCGACACGCTTGCCGAGGCGACCCTGACCACGCTGGGCAACCGCCTGGCTCCCCTCCGCGCTTTCAGCACGGATTTCAGCACGGATCCGATGAACCAGAACGCCTTCGTGCAGGTTCGCAAGGCCAACGCCGCCGGCGCCGTCCAGACCAACCCCACCAACTTCGAGACCGGCGACACGAACGTCACCAACGTCGCGGTCCAGGTTAAGCATTACTCGAAGAGCTACAACCTCTCGAGCCAAGAGCTGAACCAGGGCTTCCGCCTCGAGCAGCTGGCCGCGATCAATGCGCAGATCATCGCTAACAAGATTATCGACATCGCCCTGGCGCCGATCACCGCGACGAACTTCCCGACGAACGTCACGATCGCGCAGGCTTCGTTCTCTGCCGCGAACACCAAGACCCTCTGGGCCGCGGTCGCTAAGAGCTCGATGCGCCACCTGATCCTTGACGGCACTGCCTTCGCGCAGCTGCTGCCGGCGACCACGGAGAACTTCGGTCTTGCCAGCGGTTCTGGCTATCGCGCCGGCGCCTATGGTTTCGACGCGATTATCCTGAACACCCGCTGGGACGGTGCCGGTACGAACATTTACGGATTCGCGGTCGGGCCCGAGGCCGTCGCCGCGGCTTCCGGTCTGCCGATGATCGACCCGGGCGTGGCCTCGATGCTCGCTGGTTCGCGTGTTATCACGCTGCCTGATCTCGGTCTCTCGGTCCAGCTTAACACCTGGGGATCTCTCTCCAGCCGTTCCGCCTGGGCGTCCGTGGACGTTATGTTCGGCGCTGCTCTCGGTGACAACACCGCCGGCGCGCACGTTAAGTCCGCCTAATAAACTCCCGGCCACCGCTCGCGGCCGGTTTATCGTGTGCTGCCCAGCTCCTCGAAAGGGGGGCTGGGCTAGCCACATAAGCGCGAGCAACACACGATTTGTATGAGCAACCAAACAGCACACGCGCCGGCTGATGCCGGCAACGCATTAACAGACCACGCTGCCGAGATTGCAGCGGTCTCGAGCAGGACCGAGGAAGCGCCGGCGCCTATGGTCTTCGACGAAGCCGATAGGATCGTAATCGGTACGCCGTGCTACGGCGGTAACGTTAAGATGGGCTTCATGACGTCTTACAACGAGACGCTGCTGCACGTTCGCATTCGCGTGCGTAACGAGCAGGGCGAGGTCGAGCTCCAGCCGCTCGTGGCCGAAAGCATGTTCCTGGACAAGGAAAGCCACATCGACCGGGCACGAAACAAGATCGCGGCGAAGTTCCTGGCGACCAAGTACAACTGGCTGCTGTATATCGACGCCGACATCGTTTTCCCGGGTAATGCAGTGGCACGGCTCTGGCAGCACGGCATGGTCGGACACAAGATCGTTACCGCACCTTACGCGCTCAAGGGCGTCGTGCCGCAATTCGCGATCAACGGTCTGGCTGGTGCCAAGATCGACGAACGCGGGCTGGTCGAGGTCGTGCACGCTGGCACCGGCTTCATGCTGATCCATCGCAGCGTGTTTGACGCGATCCGCGAGGCCGGCCTTGCGCCCGAATACAATCTCGGCAGCAACGATCCCGACGTTCACACGCTCAAGACTTCCAGGGCTTATTTTAAATCTGGCGTGCGCGAGGTAATGCCCGGGAATCCCATCTGGCTGTCAGAGGATTACATGCTCTGCCACGAATGGCGAAAGCTCGGCGGAAAAATCCACACCGACACGAAAGTGGCACTGAGTCACATCGGCGATCTGACCTATCCGGCGAATCCCAAGGAGATCTTCGCGGCAGTCGGCGAGCTCCGCCGGATCAAGCATCCTGATTGCCCAAGCACGCTAGTCTAGTATGAGTGCTTTCAACGATCTGAACACGCGGGCCGCGGAATTCGCCGAGGATACGATGGGCGAGACGTTTTCTTATACGTCTCTCGCCGGCGTGACGACGGCCGGCTTGGTCGGAGTGTTTAATCAGGTCGAGAGCACTTATCTATTCGAGGACCACTCCCAGCGCAGGACCGTCGAGCTAGACTGTTGCACCAGCAAGACGCAATGGGGCGCGACGGTTCCTGCGAATCGGGCGACGATTACTTACGGCGGGGTGGGCTACGTCATCGACAAGATCGACGCGACCGACACCGCCGGCGACCCGTGGTACACGCTTAGGCTAAAACGGCTTTCGTGATCTCGTTTGATTACCGCGAGAATCTAGACAACGAGCTGGCATTTCGGCTCATGCGGATCCAAGACCTCGCGAAAGAGGGTCTGGTGGATCCGGGAATTGGTACGTTAAGCGTGCAGGGCAAACTGCTGCTCGAGCACGTTATGCGGATTACGCCGCCTAAGACGATCAGCCAGGGCAAGGACCGCGTGCGCATCGACCTAGAGCGAATCTTTCGGCCGCTGGATCCTAACAAGTTCCGCAGCGAGAGCATCCGAAAGCTGATCCGCGTCGGCGATCCGATCGCTTGGGAGAACTTCTCGAGCAAATTGCGCGAGGGTGAACTTGCGCAGACGCGGGCGATTATTCCTAACGAACGGCTGCACCGGGCTAACCGCGACAAGCGCGGCCGGGCTTACCGCAACCCGCGGCCTAAGATGGTTACGCTTAAGCCAGACCAGGCTGCGCTAAAGCAGATGATCCTGGCATCCCAGGCCAACGTCGGGCACGCCAAGGCCGGCTGGGTGCGGGCGTACACTGAACTGGGCGGAGATCGGGCGCCTGAGTGGGTGAAGCGGCATTACCCTGGGAAGGGCGTCTTCCAGGACGGCCGCAAAGGCGATAACCCGTTTATCGCAGCCTATAACCAGACCGGCTGGGGTAAGAAGTCAGACGAGGCCGAGCGCATTATGAACGCCGCGATCAAAGGCCGCACTAACGCCATGCGGTCTTACTTCGACACGATCGGCAAGATGATTGCCGAGGGAAAGCTGACGCCATTCCAGGCCCAGCAGCAAGCGATTGCCGAGCAGTTCTTTTAATATGCCAGCCAGCACCATCGCAGCGCTGCTCGATTACGAGACGAACATCGAGGACGCGCTCAAGGCTCACTTCCAGAACACGCTGCCGACGACGCAGATTCTAACCCCGCGTGTGCTGATCGGGACCGCGCCGATCCTAACGACACCGCGCATCACCCTGGTCGTCGGCGTAACGGGCACGAACGCGAACCAGACCGCAACGCGAGATAACACCGCGCAGGATTACGATTCGCACAAGCTCGGCACCGTACAAGCCATTGGCACGGTACGACGCGATGGCACCGGGCAATCTCTTGGCACCGTCCGCGGTAACATCCGCCAAGCGATGCTGCAAGCGACCGCGGCGCTAAACGTGAACACGCTGCCTTACTACCAAGTAATCACGCTGCGCGAGGGATCCTGCGTTTCTCTTTCCGATGCCGAGAACGACGAGATCAGCACTCAGATCACCTACAACCTCGAATTCTACATCAAGCCCGATCAGTGGCCGGCAAGTTGACGCCGGCGCAAATTAAAGACTCCCATGCCCTACCAAGACGGCACATTCCCGAGTGGCTCGCCCACCATCACGATTAACAGCATCGCCTACAAGGCGAACAGCTTTACTGTCACCAAGCCGGCGAACACCGTGAACATCACGGATAACAACGGCGATCCGTCCGGCGCCATCAGCTTTAAGCAGCCGCGCAACGGCACGGCCGAGGTCCAGTTCGCCGCTAGCACGACCGCTGAGCCGACCACTGCCGCCTACAACGCCACGACTGGCGTTTTCACGGCGACGATCGACAACGCCACGGTCAACTGCTTCGTCACCTCAGTGTCGATTTCCAAGCCGAAAGATGCGCCTTGGACCGCGACGCTGAACTGGCAGGAAAAGATCAACTGAGGACCGGCACGCGCCGGCTGGCGTGATGTCCGCAGTCCTCGAATTTAAGCAGATCCCAGGCTTCGCGGACGCTCTGCGCCGCGAGGCCGCCGTGCGTCGTGAGGCATGGGCTCACACGCACACTCAGATCGCCGGCGTCCGCGTGCGCATGCTGACGATGCGTGATGTCGTCATACTCGAGGAGCTCCAGAACGGCTTTTTCGCTCCCTGGCGCTTTGACTCTGACGAGGAGTTTCTGTCACACTGCGCGCAGCTGGTCTGGTGGATGTCGGATCTGCCGAAACCACCGTTCTATTCTCGCAGCATCTTTCATCCGTGGATCGCCGGCCGCCAGCGTGCGCTGATCCGCTACCTCGCCACGAAGCCCAAGGAGCTCGCCTCCGACACTAACCGCTATCTGCGCGATGCGTTTATGGACGCGCCAAAGGGCGGCGAGACGCAGGGCCAAGCCGTCGCCAGCATGCCAGCCTATCTGGCCGACACGCTTGCCTCCGGTGGCTTCCAGATCACGACCGATGAGATGCTGGATATGCCGCTGACACGCCTTTGGCAGCTGATCCGCCTCGCGAGCCGCAGGATTTACGGCACGCACTTAACGAATGAGAGCGACAAAATCGCCTGCGACTACCTCGCCGGGCTAACCGGGAGGAATTAACCGTGGCCGAATTTGGCGTTGGATTCCGATTCTTTGCTAAGACCGACGAGCTCGCCGCCGGTCTGCGTCAGGCTGGCGAAGAGGGTAAGCAGCTAAAGAAGACGCTGGGCGACACCTTTGGCGAATCGAGCGTTTGGAAAAACCTGACCGCGGTCGGAATCGGCACGACGCTGATCCGCGGCTTCATGCTCGCCACCGAGAATGCGCAAAAGCTGCGCGAGGAGTCAGAGCGACTCGGCCGGCCACTGGATTACGCCACCGCATCGGTCGCCAAGCTGGGCGATGCTTTCGACCAAGCTAAGCAGTTTGGCGCCGACTCTGCGACCTTCATCGTTTCCGGGTACACGATGATCGGCGACGAGATCGGCAAAGTGATTAATCGCGTCCGCGGCATCACCGAGGCCCAGGAGGTCTTCGCTGAACGTGCAGCCAAGGGCGCCGAGGAGGCTGAGAAGCGACTCGCCAAGGCCCGCGAGGCTAACGATCCAGACAAGATTCGCGAGGCCGAGAAGCGCCTGGCTGACGCACGCATTGAGGCCGCGATGAAGAACGCCGACGAGGTCGGCAAAGTCTTCCTGCTCATGCAGCGTGAGCTCGCGATCAAGGAAGAGATCGCCCGCGTCGGCGAAAAGACGGTCAAGGGCATTGAGCTCCAGGGCCAACTCGAGAAGACCCGCGCCGAGATCATCGCCGAGAATCGCAAGGACCAGGAGAAGCAGGCCAAGGAAAACGAGGCGGCGCTGGACGCCGAGTTTAAGGCGATCGACGAGACGCTGGCCGCACGCGACAAGCTAAAGAAGCTCAAGTTTGACGCTCTAAGCGCTGCCGAGCAGGAAGTGATTCTGGCGCGTGAGATGGCCGCGCTCGAAAAGGAATTCCGTCAAGTAAAGGCCGATGGGCTGGAAACCACCGATGTCGAGATTCAGCTGCTCGAGAAGGGGAACCAGCTTGCCAAGGTTCGCGCTGACATCGCTCGCGAGACGGCCGACCAGACTGAACGTGCCGTGCAGGCCGAGGTGCAAAAAAACAGAGTGCTCGGGCCTATTCGTGGAGGTGCCACGTTTAATGATGCAAGCACTGCAACACTGCGAGAGATCCTTAGTCGGAATGAGGCCGCTGCCGTAGAGGCGGAGAGACGCGCCCGCGGCGCGATGGCGGATCCGTTTGGCGCCGTTCGCGGATTTGAGCTCGGCGAGGCTGCTCGACTACGGTCAGAAAATGAGAACATTAGGAAGATCCTCGCGCAGAGGTCAGAGCTCGAGTATTCTGTTAGAACGTTTGGTCTAGAACGTGCACGCTCTGCATTTGCGGGTGATCCGATGATTTTTGAGTCGATGGTGCAGCGCTTCGTTGAGGACACGCGCTCAACAGCAGATGTGCAGCGCGAAAATAACAAGCAGCTTACCGACATCAACCAGCGGCTCCTTAAGGCCGGCTTCGGAAAGTAAATCATCATGGCGTACCAAGACGGCAACTTCACCAACGCGATCCAAGACGGCCCGGCGCGGGTGTTCTACCCGTTTATCAACGCGCCCACCAAGGACACCACCACTAAGGGCACGGTGCGGAATTATGTCGTGGTACCTTCTAGCTACACACCGGCCGCCGCTCTTAGCACTGATCCGGCGGATAATACGCAGTATCTTATCGAGGAGACCGAGCTAACCGTGGAAGGCGGGCTTGGCCGTTACGCACGCACTTACTGCAAGGTGCCAGGCCAGCAGATAGAGCCCGGCACGATCGTGCTGTCTAAGCCGACGATTCCTGGAAACGATGCCTTCCCGCGGAACTTTGGAAGTTATCTGGTCGTGCAACCTGATTCCACGCTCGAGCAGTATGACGCTTACAAGCGGGCGACGGTCACCAGCGACACCGGCGTGCCCTTGTTTTATCCGACTGGTGGAACGTACACGCTGTCATTCGACGGTCAGACCACGGCTTCAATCGCGCAGTCGGCGAACGCGAATAACGTCCAGGCGTCGCTTAATTCGCTGAGTCTGGTCCAAGATCGCGGAAACGTGACCGTTACTGGCACTCATAACAGCGCCAGCGGATTTACCGTGACTTTTGCGAACATCGCGGCGGCGACGATTAACACATCAGCCATCACGGTTACAACCGATGCAACGCTATCAAGCTCAGTGGCTGCATCTCAGAATGGATATAGTCAGGCGTTCGAGATCAGAGCTAACAACGGCACATTAACTAATCCAAATGTAGCCTGCAACATCGTCGGACTTACAGCTGGGCCAACTAAAGATTGTCAACTTAGTGGCAATTATCTAGGAAACATCAGATCATGGCAGTTCTCAATTAGTGGTGGAGGATCAGCAATAACTGGCGGATCATTCCGTGTTTCATTTTTTGACGAAGAGACTGGAAACATCGCATTTTCTAACGTATCAAGCACGCTACAGAATAACATTTCAAATGCTATATCTTCACTGACTAATTTAAATAGCAGAGGCGGAGGCACTGCTAGTGTTATTCAAGCTGGAGATTACAATCCACGATTCGCAATTACAGTTTCCGATGGCAAAATAAACGGTGGAACGTTCAGTGTTTCTGCTTTCGGTCAGACCACATCTGCACTAAATTACAATTCAAACGTTACGACGATTCAGTCGGCGTTGAATAATCTGACTAACGTACAAGCACGCGGGAACGTAGTTGTTACAAGTTCGAGCGGAACTTCGACGATCTTAAATAACACGAATTCAGTGGGGGTTTTTTCTGTTGGATTTTCCAATAATACATTTTCTGGAAATGCTGTTTCATTGACGCCTTCCGGCAGCACGATTACGATCGTAAAAACTGACGGAACAATAGGTCGCACTCAGCAGATCACCTTTGCGGCTTCGTCGGCCACACGCACGCTTTACGCCGTCGGCCACGAAATCGACGCCGGCGAGACGATTTTCATCCGCAATTCTGGCAGCGTCTTCGCAAACATCGCGCCGAGCAAAGTTACCGTGATCGACGCTAACACGATCCAGCTCACCGTCGTCGGTTCCGATACCTGGGCCAGCGTCGCCTCGATTACCGAGATGGGGCCACGCACCAAGGTGAATTACGAGCCCGGCAGCGTCGTGATCCGGTCGAAGACGACCACCGATTTCTATCTGCCCGGGGTTACGGCTGGAATTACGACCGCCGACGACATTCCGATTCCGGTCGATGAAAGCGGCACGGCTGCTTTCCTGCAGGGCGTCTTTTCCGGCCAGGATAACATTAACGTCCGCGTCGGCGAGCTCCGCCCGTGGCGTGGGCCTATCCTGCTAGTCGATCGGACTAGCGTGGCATCTGCTGACGTATGAGCCCGATCCCCGAGCCGACAGATCCGCTGCTGGGCTGGGCGATGGACAACCCGACCGCCGTTCGCGAGGCCATCCGGCGCATTAACCTGCTTACTGGCAACGTCCAGGTCGTGATCACGAACACCGGCGCTTCTCAGCTGTCATTTACCGACCGCAATGCCATCCTGACGATCAGCACCAAGGACATCGACCTAGGCACGATCTCAGGCAGCAAGGGCGCCAACGCAGCTCTCTCGAGCCTGATGACGGCGCTGAAACGCCTTTTCACCGTCACAGATTCTACGTCTTGACGAAACACCTTCTGACAAATGGCCCGCAACGACGTTTTCCTAAACATTAACGCGCTCTCGCCTGCCGACGCGGTCGTTACGGCGCAGCAGGACATGACGGCGGCCACGATTCCCGAGCTCGTCCTGGGTGACACGCCGACGTTTAATTTCTACTTTACCGACAACACGAATACCTGGCCCAGCTGGGCTGGGAATGCGTATTACACGCTGACCTGGGCGCTGTCTGATGCCGTGGCCGGAGATTTCGCGCCTGCAGCGACGACGGCCAACGCGACGCCGATCACTGGAGGATGGAGCGTCATTCTGCCGCTTAACTCGTTCGACCTGGTGGGCCTGCTAAACACCAAGCGCGTCGGCCAACCCTACCCGGTCCAGAACCTCTGGCAGCAGCTGCGCGTCCAGGATCCCAGCGGTAACGAGATTACCCGGGCGATGATCTGGACGCCGATTCGCTACCGGGCGATCAGCGATACCCAGAACACCGAGAGCGCCAGCCCGACTGGCGGCCGCTTCGTCACCGTCGATTCCTCGAACGTCCTGCAGAGCCCGAATGCCTATTCGTTCTACGCCGCTAACCCGGTGCCGGCTTCCGTCCTCGGTACAGCCACGAATGGTCAGACGTTTATCGGCAATGGCAGCGGCTTCACAAAAGCCACGCTGACCGCCGGCGAGGGAATCTCGATCACGAACGGATCCGGCTCGATCACGATCGCTACGAATCGCCGCTCAGGCAGCTATAACGCGCAGAGCAACTCCACCGGCACCTCGACGATCACGCCCGCCTCGACCTCGATGCAGCATGTCGAGATCATCACCTTTTCCGGTTCCGCCGGCACCAGGACGATCGTTTTGGACACGGCAAATCGCGTCGCCGGCGATATGTGTTTCCTGCGCATGACCGTGCCGGCTACCGCCAACATTGTGGTCGAAGTCCGCAATGGCACATCCGGCGGCACGCTGCTATCGCAACTGACGACAGACACCAGTGGAGACGACGCCTCATTTACTTACGTCTATACCGGATCCGCCTGGACGCCTTTCACCTTCGCTTATCCCGTCTAATCGCCTTTCAACATGTCACAGCCATTTATTCCGCACTACGTTATCAACGTAGGAACCTCCTCGGAGACCGAGGTAAAAACCTCGCCGACCAGTCCGCTTCCGGTCCAGATCACGCCCGGGACGACCACCACCGCCGCCACGTTCGTGCGCGGAAACAAGGCGCCCGCATCGACCAGCGTGCCCGAGGCTCTCGCCTCCGCTGGCACCTATGTGCGCACCGTTACGATCTTCGCGCAGCGCGCTTCCCGCGTGGCGAACGCCGCATCGGTCTATATCGACAGCACCTCAGGCGACGGCACGCAGCAGATCGAGCTCGTGCCCGGCACCTCCATCACGATTACCGCGCTCGATGGCAAGGTGATCGACCTGGGCTCCATCTACGTTGATTCGACCACGCTTACCGACGGCGTCTATTACTTCGGCCTGCTTTAATCTGATCACACTTAAGAATTACGCACAATGAAACGTTATCTCTCTCTTATCCTCGCGATCGCCGCTACTGTCTCGGCGCAGATCGTACCCAGCACCGGCAACGTCCGCGGGCCCACCAGCGCGACTGACAACGCCGTGGCTCGCTATGATGGCACGACAGGAAAGCTGATTCAGAATAGCGGGGTCACCATCGACGATAATGGGAACCTTACTGCATCCGGCGATATAATTTTTGCTACGAATAACACATACCTGAAAGGAAAGACCAGCGGTGGTTCTACGGTAAGTCTCATGGCACTTACGAGTGACAGCCTCACTCGTTTTATTGCTGGCGTTGATGCGGGCGGCTTTCAATGGACCAACCAAGGACAAACAGCAGCTTGGGCATCACTTAGCTCTTCAGCACTTTCCGTCACCGGCAACCTCTCTGTCAGCGGCGCGGGATTGAGCGCCATATCAGGCAGCCTCAACGTCGCTGGTGTTGGTACGTTTAACAAATCGTTGGATAGTATTACGACTGAGAGCGATTATGCCATTCGTATTAAAACATCTGCTGATGATGGTGGTTTATACCTTGGCGCAAACAGCACTATTTCGGCAATTCAGGCGATTGATCCGGGCACCACGTTTGGCCGCAACCTAGCGATTCAATCCCAAGGCGGCAACGTCCTCATCGGCACGACCACACCAACGGGAGATAAGTTGCAGGTGAGCGGCAGCGCGACGTTTTCTGGTCAAGTAAACAGCGGCACATCTACTTCGTCTGGATACAATAACAATTACAACGTCCAGCTTGAAGGTGCTTCTGGTCGTCTGATTGTAAATAAGGACTCCGCATCAAGCAGCGGAACAATTTATGCCGGATTTGGCCGCAACGGTTCCGGCATTGGCTCTATTACGCAGGACGGTACAACCGGCGTTCTCTACAATACCACGTCGGACGCTCGTCTTAAGGAAAACGTCCGCGACGTGACCAACAGCGGGGCCATCATCGACGGCCTTAAGCCCCGCGTCTTCGATTGGAAAAACCACGGCGACAAGGACCGTTTCGGATTCTTGGCGCAAGAGGTTCACGCCGTGTTCCCGCAAGCGGTCAAGAAGGGCGACGACGGAGAAGAGGTCACCGATGCGTGGGCTATGGACGCGGCTAAACTGGTTCCGGTGCTCGTCGCCGAGGTTAAGACGCTCCGCGCCCGTGTCGCCGCGCTGGAAGCCGCTCGCAAATAACGCGACGCCGTGTCATTCCTGTCGTCCATCTTCCGCCGCAAGATCGTGGCAAGCCCGACGACAGGAAAGATAATCACGGAAGCCGATCTGAGCGCCAGACTCGGCTTTCCGTTGATCCTAAAAGACACGATCTACGCGGAGGTATCATCAACCTGGCTGGCTAGTTATTACGACGACTTTCGCAAAACACTTTTCCGCGAGGGCGTCGTGCGCTGGGAGGAGACATTCGACTGCGACGATTTCGCGTCTTTCTACGTCAGCCTCGCCGCCGTCCGCTTCTTTAACGCCACATGGTCCAGCCCACTAAAGGCCGAGGCTCTTGCCATCGGCGAGTACTGGTACAGGCCCGAGGGTGGCAAAGGCGCAGGCCATGCGATCGTCACGGCTTTAACTGAACGCGGCCAAATCTACATCGAGCCACAATCAGGCAAAGAAGTATATCCCACCGCGGCCGAGAAATTATCCCGATACCTCGTCAAATTTTAATACCATGAACAAGACAGCACTTCTGAAGCACGCTACCCTGATCGGCAAGGTCGCCGGCCTGATTTCCGGTCTCGGCGCCATTCCGTTTATCCCGGAGCAGTACGGGCTCCTGATCTTCCTGGTCGCTTCCACGCTCAAGGACGTTGTGAATCGCATCGGCGACTATCTCGACGACGGCGTTGAGAATAAGAGTTTCAAGGTCGAGTAACATGCCGGGCTGGATCTCGGCCGCCATCAGTCTGATCGCCTCGCTGCTCGGCTCGCTGCCGAAAATCCTCGAGGTGATCAGCGGCTGGACCAGGAACCGCGAACTGCTCAAGGAAAAGGCGGCGAAAGATGCTAGGAACAAAGCAGCGATTAAATCGGCGATCCAGATCGGCTCACATCCTGGTGTGCAGTAATCTGCTCGTCGCTCTGGCTTTCGGTCTGGTCGGCTGCTCCGCGACATTCAAGCCGACTCATGTCAGCGCGACGCCAGACGCCACGGCTGCATTCCTACGCCATCCAGAGTTCGCCGACGCCGCAAGGGCCGCGCCTAACCTTCTCAGCGATATGCTCCAGACAGTTACACGTTACGAGGCAATCATCGCCTCCCGCGACAAATGAACGACGAACGCCAGACCGTTCGGCCGTTTAACCCCATGAGCCACGATGCCATGTTCGCTACCGTGCTCACGCGGCTCGACGCCCAGGATGTTAAGCTCGATCAGATCCTGCGCCACGCGGAAAAGACGAACGGGCGCGTCACGGCGCTCGAGCACTGGAAAGATCTGCTGCGCGCCAAGGCCGGCCTGATCAGCGCAGGCGTCAGCACCGCCATCGCATTCGCTGGCTGGGTGATTTCCAGACTTTAAGTGAAACGCACGACCTCGAGACGCTTCGTCGTGGTAGCGGACAGCCACGGCGATATGCTGGATCCCGAGGTGGCGAAGGCGCTGTTTGCTTTCCTCGAAGACTGGCAGCCTGACATCCGCGTGCATGCCGGCGATGCATGGGACTTTCGCAACCTGCGCAGGGGCGCCAGCGATGACGAGAAGGCTGCCAGCCTAGTCGATGACTGGGACAAAGGGTCAGAATTCTTAGCACGTTTCTTTGAACGTGGAAAAGAAAACCACTTTTTAAGGGGTAATCACGACGAGCGTCTCTGGCACTTCGCCGGATCCGCGACCGGGCTGCTGCGTGATTACGCCCAGGACGGCATCAAGCGCGTCCAGGCACTCATGCGCAAGTGCCGGGCGACGATGCTGCCTTATGACGCTGCGCTTGGTGTGCTCCGCCTGGGGGAGCTCCGCGTCGTGCACGGCTATCACGCCGGCGTCGGCGCCACCCGGGCGCATGCCAACGTTTACCGCAACGTGATTTTCGGGCACACGCACACGATCGAGACGACCGCGATTCCCTCACTCGAGCCATGCGAGGCTCGCTCGATCGGCTGTCTCTGCGTGCGCGACATGGACTACATCAACGCCAAGACTGGCAAACTGCGCTGGGGGCAAGGTTGGGCCAGCGGGATTTTACACGATGACGGCACCTACACGCTTAACCAGATCCGCAAGATCGACGGGCGGTTCGTTGCTCCGGTCGCCTTCAAGACGTACTGACTGGGCTGCACGCTTCGTCGAGGCGCAGCATGAGCTCGGCCACGCGCCCGCAGGCTGGCTCACTACCGACGAGTGGGCGGCACGCATCGGCCGCATGCCGTGGACCGCGGCCAATCTGTTGCGCCGAGCGGAGGCCGACGGCTGCGCACGCTTCAAGATGTACCGGCCGCGCAACGGGCGCAATCTGTCCAGGCCGCAGGCACACTGGTGGCTCGATGGGGTATCTGATAAAATCGCCCCGGGTGCCGACAAAAAGAAAGGCAGGGGGTATGTGCGCCCGCGTAAATAAGGGGTGGGGGTATTAACGGCATTAGGGCTTCGCGAAAATAAGAGGGGGGGGTATGTTTCAGCGGCGAGATGTTCGCCGGCCTTTGTCTCGGATCCGCCAGCCAGTAAGACGCGAAGCAGCGCGGTAAATGTCAGGCTCGACTGGTGGGGCCAGTGCGGCTAAATGGTGGGATGAGGGGGGGGCCACCACTCGACCATATTAATCGGTAAAGGGATCGGCAGATGATTCCCCAGAAAAAACCCGCCGCGGAATCGCGTTTAAACTGTCAAGGAATCCTTGACGACTCACGCGCCGCACCGCTCGAGCGATCGCGCTAAACGCGAAAGGACGGAAGATCTCGCGGCACGCAGCCGCAGCTGGTCAGAGTCGAGGTCAGACTCGAGGTCAGAGTGGAGCGAGGCCCAGACCCCGGTGCGCATGTAAAGGAATCTATTGCAGCGAGTTGCGCTGCGCCGGTTTGGCGACC